TTTAGCCACTGCATTTATTAAGTTCATAATATAATCCTTTTGATGATACCCATAATTGGATATCACCCTTATTATACACTATTTTTGCAGTTTATGTGGGACTAATTCAATGAAATACTAACAGCATTGGGATTGATTTGGAATGTATCACCATCTGTGACATCCTTAGTGATCGCTAATGCCCCATAAAATAACACATTACCTGCTGATTCTGCATCATAGACTGCCATATGAGTAATGACACCCCAATTACCACCATTGGCTGGTCCAAAGGTAACAGTTGAGGAGTTAAGTGCTACCCCACTTACGGCATCTGCAAAGTTCACACCCATTCTTTGATACCCAAAGGTTGATGGTACTTCGTTTACATTACCAGTCTCACCATCGGTGATTCCAGTTAATAGCCCAATATATAGGGTTGGTGCTGTATAATCTTTAGTCCCTTCTCCTAAGATATGGTCTAGTACTTCGTTTTCTAAATAATTGCTTGCTGACATGTTAATCTCCTTGTATTGTCATATTTATGTTTTGTGTTTATGGACACGGATTAGCGTTTGTCCAATCTGCACCATTTACACTGGTTAAATCTGCTTGTGCGGATGCATCTGGTTGTTGTAATAATGGGGTGTTATAAAATAATTCCTCTGTACCTTGCCAATTATCCCATGTGTTTATAGTAAACAAGTTGGGTATACAAACCAATGAAGTGCAGCCACTAAATGCGGAACCCATTGTCCAAACCCTAAAGGTATTTATTGATGGGAATGATGTTAACGAAGAACAACCCTCCCACGCACCGTACATATAATGTACACGTGATGTATCTATTGATGGGAATGATGTTAACGAAGAACAAGCCAACCACGTATTGGCTATCGCAACAACCGTTGATGTATTTATTAATGGGAATGATGTTAACGAAGAACAACCCAACCACGCACCTATCATATAAAATACAGTTGATGTATCTATTAATGGGAATGATGTTAATTCATGACAAAACTCCCATGCGTAGTCCATATTAGTTACACTTGATGTATTTATTAATGGGAATGATGTTAATGCACGGCAATAGTGCCATGCACCGGTCATAGAAGTTACACTTGATGTATTTATTAATGGGAATGATGTTAATGAAGTACACCACGACCACGCGTAGGTCATAGAAGTTACACTTGATGTATTTATTAATGGGAATGATGTTAATGAAGTACAAGACTTCCATGCACCGGTCATAGAAGTTACACTTGATGTATCTATTAATGGGAATGATGTTAATGCATGGCAATACTTCCATGCACCGGTCATAGAAGTTACACTTGATGTATCTATTAATGGGAATGATGTTAACGAAGAACAACCCGACCACACGTAGGTCATAGAAGTTACACTTGATGTATCTATTAATGGGAATGATGTTAATGAATAACAATTCATCCATGTGTTGGTCATAGAAGTTACACTTGATGTATCTATTAATGGGAATGATGTTAATGAAGTACACATATAAAATGCGGAATCCATAGAAGTTACATTGATTGTACCAGATAGATTAACAGTGTGTAACGAACTACACATATAAAATGCGGAATCCATAGAAGTTACATTGATTGCACCAGACAGATTAACAGTGGTTAAGTTAGACAAATTCATTGTCGAATGGGAATGATCGTTAAAACAAAAATTATCTAGGGAAGGAAGTGTTCCGCAATCCAAATCAATACTGAGTACACCATTCCCTTTGATTTCTAGTTTAGTTAATGGGTTTAATGATGAACTATATGTCTTTATCCTAACAAGGTTAGACATTGTGGTAGAACGGGTGTCATTGGTATTATATAACTGAAAAGTTCCATTGCCCCAATCTACATAATACTCTCCCTCATTGAAAATAGATACCCAGTCACCGTAATTCACATCTATCTCGCACATCACATCGTGGACACCCATTGTGAATGATGTAATATTTAACATCTCTGCATTGCCGATATAATTCGTTGGGAGTTGTAAATTTACTGCTGCTTCAAAAACATCGTCCTCTAATGTTATAGTATATGTCTCACTTTCAGATATCCCTGTAACCACAAAATCTAATGTTGGATGTGTTTGTATAGTTCTAGTACATTCAGCAGGAGTGATTGTTTGATGTAACAGTCCTAGGCTATTGTAAATAAGTACATTCCCAGTACCACGGATACGAGCCGAACCCATATAGTGGATATTATCATCAAAATTAATTCGTATATTCATTGTGGTTAAGTCATCAAAATCATATGTGGATGACATACTCCCGTATATAAATTCATAATGTTCTGTTTCACCGACTACATCACCTACACTTGAATTTGAACTAATAACAATAGGCAAGGTATCAGGAACTATTAGTGTTCTTGGCATATTAGAACTATCTAAAGTAGTTTCAAATTCCAATGAATCAGTTGTATTAGTAACGTGCATTACCCAACCTGTTTGTGCATTTGCGGTATTGCTTTCTATAACGATTTGATCATCATCATAAACCATATGAGTAGTGCCATATCCACCATTGATATATTCCACTGATGCATCGGTATCAATTACTGAACGACCTCTGTGCGTCACACTTACATTAGACGGATCAAACATTACCCCCGTTGTGACATCAATAGCCGAAGCACCTGTCCAAGCCGGTCTTGCAACAGTTGTCAATGCTAGACTTGGAAAAGCGACAACTCCCGTTGTTTCCACTAATCCAGCAGGTAGTTCAATTGTATAATCAACCCCCTCATTGAATAATCCCTCATCTATATCTACTATTAATTTACTCATTTTATTCCTCGATTGTCACGGATGGGTCAGTCACATCAAATGTTTGGACTATATTATTTTGGTCATCTCTTACCGTGACAACCCCACTACCTTTTTGTATAGGTCTATCAAATTCCATTTCAATTGTATCTAATACACCATCATTCTGTCCTGATTCCATAATAGAAGGACCATCATCTGTCAAAAACCTTATCCCATTCACATCTGTTAAGCCACTAAATGGTGTTCCTTGTTGTGAACCACCACCATCATCTAATACTGCACTGAAATCAATTAATATATAATATTCAGTATTATAATCCAAATAATAGGTTAAATCCAACACGACAGAACTATTTGTTTCACTTATAATCCTATCTGTTTGGTTATTATTAAATGTAGTTGTAGTATTAAATGATTGAATTAATGACCCAGAACCGTTATATAATTTAAAATTACCTACGGATGACTCACTTATATTTTTATTGAATAAAATTTCGATTGATTCTTCAATAACCACACCAGTCGTATATTCATTAACATCAAATGTTTCTATTGTTTGTGCTGCATTTGATGCCCCAATAGACACCCTGTATTGCATCACTGCTAATTTCACATCACTAAGATATGCGAATGATGTTGAATACAATGGACTTTGTATGCCATCCATAGGTGTATCTACAGGTACACCTTGTTGTGTTCCACAAAAATCAAAATATGTATCAGTAGATGTCCAATCAGGATTAGTTAAAAAACCGAATGGGAACGTAAGTGTATATGACGTATTTAGTTGGATTACAGAATCATCTAAATCAGTTAGAGTTACTACTTGACCATCATTTGATACAGGACTTAATGTTTGCACAACAGCACCTGATGGGTCTTTTACTAATACATTACCTGTGACTATTATTTCTGGTTTTGGTGAGGATGCATAAGTTAATGTTGGGGTAACTCCTGCCTCTAACTCATTAATATCATTGCCTGGAACATCAACTGTAAATGTATCATACCCGATATAATCAGTAGTCGTCTCGGTGTTATATGTTGGCAGACCTCCATTTAAAACTATAATATTGCCATTCAATACATCTACCACATCGTCACCACTTAATTCAAATCTATGATTTTCAAATTCCGATGTTGTGAATGTCCAACTTGGGGTTGATATTCCCGTTGATAAGTGTGTTGTTAACCCATTACAGGTAGTACAGGCAGTTGCTATAATACCATCATCAATTAAAATATAATAATCGGTTGATAAGGTTCTATCAGCGAACGGTATTTCTAAAATTTTATTATGTAGAATACAGTCACTTGCTAATATTGATTGTTCTAACGTCCCATCACTTCTATATAATTTTATATTTCCTGCTAATAATGTGAATGTCGTTGTACTATATGCTGCTGATGGAGGTGTGAATCTTACAAAATAACTACCTGTATATGGTGCTTCGTTATCTCGTGATATACTTATATTCGGGGCAGCAGCAATGAATGACATATAGCATTGGTATAAGCAACTCTCATCATCGTGTGTAGCACCAGCATCATAATTTAATGCAGTAGGGTCAATACACCCATATATTGGGTCTGGTAATTGTCCATCGGGGTCAATTGCGCCAGGAACCCAATTTACTCCATCCCAATACAACACATCATTGGATACAGGTGCAACGGTTGTTGTGTCTACATCACTTAATTCAGTTATCAGTTGTGGTGGTGCAGGTGGTGCAGGTGGGTCTGGTAATTCTGCTGACACCCCATCAATAAACCCTTGGTCATTGATTAAACTCTCTTTTATTTGTTCATCCATTGGTGTTGCTGGATTGCGACTTGGGAAGAAGTCATCTAATATCGCATCAACTAGACTTGTATTGGGATCGCCATCAAATAAGACATCTAAGTTATTTAATAATGTCATAATCCCCAAACTCATTAGTTGTCCACCAATGGATACCCCATCAGGTATATTGTCTGGTTCTTGAACAGGAACATATGCAATCAACCCACTTGGATCACTAAATGGACCAGAAGTGATATTGTTCATACCCCTTACTTTTACATATAGATCACCTTGGTTTAATTGACCATATTGATAACTAACTGCTTGATTTTCAGTATAAGTACTACCATCTGTATTGCTTTGCGTACCTACTTTGACATATGTTCTATCATAATCATTGGGTACTGAGGTATCATGTGTTACCCAAAATTCCATTTCATCAACAATACCACTTGGAACTACACTCCCCATTAATATATGAGGGTTTGATCCGGTGTCATTATTGGTTACTGTTGGTGTATTAGGCTTACCTATACTACCAATGCTTAATAGTCCATCATCGGTCTCAATTTCATATTCAGCAATATCATATGTATATACATCAGCATCATATTCAATACACTTAAAGTCTAATACTATAGTATTATTGGTTTCTACTTCTTTGACATTAACTACTCGAAATACTTTATTTGTGTAATTGAATGCAGGGGAAGTCACATCAATCAAATCACCTGCTTTTACATTCAGGTAACTGTAATCTGATTTGAAACTAATAATCTTATCAATTCTGGATTGTTTTAACTCAATCAAGCCAACTTTTAATGCTGTGCTTTGTTTATTAGTAAAAGGTAATACGATCTGTACAGTATTGTTCGGTTCATTGGCAAATAAATCACCTGATGGAATATCAATCCTTACAAAATCTGCCTTATCTAATATATCTGTGTTCTGATACTTAACTTCTGCACTATTATATAGACCAGTTAAAGATGACCCACTCACGGATATTTCACCAATGATATTACTATCCGTGAATGAGGCTGTAGATGCACCACTCTCATTGATTATAACGACCCACCTACCTTGATGTATGTCATAACTCAACCACGAACTACACGCCTTTGTCATCGCTTCTATATTCGTCAATACATTAGTAGTAGTGGATACCAAACCATTTATTCTTGTCTGTCCTACTTGCTGACTGCCACTTGCATCTGTGTATGTAAATCCATTCAATACATTGGCGTTAAGTTCTACTAACCCACTTATGTCACCTGTATCTATACCAGCACCATAACTTGTATTAGTCATGTAATCATTTAACACATCGCCTGGCATATCTAAACTATTTGATATATGGAATATACATTGTGGTAATCCAGTGACATTCTTAGCACGATTGTAATTCACTTCTACAATTGCATATAATAGGTTTGTCATTGGGTGATTAGTCCAATGAGTTAATAATGTTTCAGGGGATGGACCACCATTTAATGCAGTCCCCTCTTTATACAAATAGACTTTTATTAGGTCTTCTGCACTTGGGTCTTGATTGCCACTACTATCAATGGTATGGTCTAATGTAAATCCATCTGCTTTGAATACAACTCTGTTATTATTAAAATACACATCGTTAAATGTATAGGTAGATGGGGTTGCATCAAGTGTATTGCCTGTTAATTCAGACAATGCGAGGCAGTATCGCATTTGTTTGTAATCAGGACTCAATGAAGCATCAGTTATATTCCCACTAAAATAAGCATCTCCATATAACACAGGTATCTTATTTTCAGTACTTGGATTAAGTTGTAATCTCACACCCTCATCAATCGCTTCGGTAGATGTGGTGTCATTCACATTATCACTCAATAACCTAGATGTGTAGCCTAATATGGCTGTTTTTGCTAAGTTAGCACCAAGACTATTACCACCCAACCATTTGAATGCATTACTAAAAAAACTCACCCTGGTACTCCAAAGTTATAATTTGAACTAGATAAGGTTTGTACTCTATTCATACTACCTTCATCGGGAAAGTCAACTGGGTTGGTTCTTCTGCCACCTACTTTCTTTGCAAGGACTTCTACTATGCTATTACAAGTAATGGTAATGGTATTGGTTGCTGATTGAGATACCACATCCACATCATCTGTGATACCATAATTGGTTACTATTCCTTTGAAATTTAATATTGGGTTCTCTGGGAGGGGGAGTAATGCATGTGAAGATGGGTCGAACAACCCCCGATATACTTCTAATGATGATCCTTTGATCTCATTATCGAGTATATCACTCACGTTTGCTGTTGGTATACCTGATAGTGATATACTCAATTGTGATTTACTTGCCTTTAATTCAGAGGTAGTGCCACTCATATTAAGTAGACTCCCAATAGATACATAGGTATCGCCACCGAATGTAATTGGGATATTATAATCACTCAGTAATGCGGTTTCAAAATTTGGAATAACCCATTTGATGAAGACTGCTGATTCAACACCTGAATATGAACTTAAATCAATCATACTAAGTTCTCATTGAATACAAACGAACCACTCCAACTAACTTGATTTCGTTGGAATATAGTCCATTGTGGCATTGTAGTACAAATAACATCCCAAGTTTGTCCTGGTGTTAACATACCATTATGTATCCAATCCGTATAACCTGTGTTTGTAAATGCAACTGTTTCCACAGTGAATTTATTAGCATTCTCAATTAGTTGTATGTTTGAAGCAATTGCCTCCCATGGCATACCATCGGGTAATTGGATTGTGAATGTGGTACCTGCACTTCCTCTTGAGGTAGCCCTTACCGTTCCATTTCTTGAAATTGTTTGTCCTACTATCTCTCTATTACTAACTGATATTTTTTCAGCGTTATCAAATATCCATTGAAAACTCATAATTTAATCTCCTTATCCATATGATGGCAATGTACTTCTGCCCTGTTCTGTTACTGCATATAAAAATGCTGGATCTCTTGCAATTAATGATTGGAATGATGGTGCATCTACAGCATTAATGTTATATGTAACGCTTGCATTACCTGCTTTGCTTACATTTGCTGGTCCTTGTACTAGTTCTGGACCTGCCTCACCTACTACTCCATATCTACCAGATGGAATCACACCACCACCAGCAAATAACCCAGCAAATAACCCATTATTCCCTTGATTAGTCACACCACCCATTATATTAGCCGCTAATTTCTTGCTTTGTATCCTTAATAGGTCATCAATAACTGATTGGGCAAATGATTTGAAGTTCATTTTACCTGTTTTAGCAAAGTTAAATATAGCATCTTCCATTGATTTTGCTACTGAATTGAATATTGTCTTGGCTTCATTAGCCGCATCAAATGCAGCATTTTTGTATTCAGTAAATGCATCTTTCCATGCAGATGCATAGGTTTTTGCCTTCTCTTCCTGATCACCTAATTCATCGGACACCATTGGTATAATGCCAGCAAATTCAGCGTATTCAGTATTAAGATTGCCCATTGCCGTTGCGTGTTCTTTTGATGTGATTATTCCCTGTTCTAACGCATAGGATAATTGTTTTACATTACTATTATATGCAGTAGTAGCAGTTTTAAGTGGTAAGTATTGTTCTGTGGTCCGCCGAACTGCATCACGATAATCAGTCCATTTGTCTATATGAGTACTCATATCATCAGTAACATCATCTGGTAGTTTTGGTAGTTTTGGTAGGGGTGCTGGTGTCGTAGTTTCTGTTTCCTTTTCTGACATTGCTGCATCTAACTTCTTCTTTGCATCGACGGCTACCATAGCACGATTAGCGTATTCCTGCATCGTCTCACCCTGGAGAGATAATAATGTGGAGTTACCTGTGAAGAAGTTTCCTAGCACTCCCCAAAAACCAACATGACTTTTTTCGACGGCCCTTAATTTCTTATCAACATCAACAAGGTCCACCCCGAATAAATCCGCAAAGAAAGCCGCATGACTAAACGCATCACCCAGGTTTAGTAGATAATAGATCAACGCCCCCCAACCTGCACTTTTTGAGAGGGACCTTACTTTGTCTCCGAAGTTCTCGAATACACCACTTAAATATGATGTTTTGCCACCTATTACATTCCAAGTTTGTTCTTTAGATATCATAAACAATGCTTTTCGCAGTGTATTAATTGCAAAAGTTAATGCTGTGATAGCACTTATTTCGAATATTGAACCCCAGTTAATACCAGTGACAAAATTAACAAATGATATTAGCCCATCTCCTAATGACTTGAATGCATCTGTTAACTCTTGAACTACTTCTTTATTCGATAATAACGCACTCAATCTATCAGCGACTTCTTTAACAGCAGGTGCTAATTGTGCACTTGCTATTAAAGCGATTGCTTTGAATTGGATTCTTACACGACCCCAAGCATCATCTGCCTTAGTTGCTTTTTTAATTGTATTATCTTCTAACACCACACCTAACTTGTGTGCTTCTTCACGCATCCCTACAAGACCAGCAATACCATCACCTAACATATTGACCATATTACCACCCTCCGAATCAAAGGCAGCAATTGCTAATCTTAACTTCTCTTGTTTTGAACCAGCACCATCAATAGCCTTCATATAATCCATAAAGACACTATTAATATCTCTCATACTGCCATCTTGGTTCTTAATGGCAATACCTGCTTTCTTTAAATCGTCGACTAAGACACCAGTCCCATGTGCTGCTTCACCCACTCGTCTACTAAATCTTTGTAATGATGTGTCTAACGTAGCGGCTGCTATTCCTGATTGATCTGCTGCGAATCTTAATTCTTGCAATGCAGATATTGCAAAACCTGTCTTATTTGCTACTTTCCCAATAGAATCAGCAGCACCTAGACTTGTTTTTACTAATGCACCAAACCCAATGACTGAGACACCTGCTAAAATACCTTTGAATTTAGTGAATACTTTACCTGAGTTCTTGACTAATTTATTGGTTTTCTTTAATCCAGTTTGTAGGTCATCAATCCCTTTTAAGGCTTTTCTTACATTAAGATCAATATCATATACTAGTTCTGCCATTGTTATTTCCTCATTATATTCTTAACTAATTTATTAATAAAATTAGTAGTTGGGTTTGTCATTCCATCAGGGGCTTGCTTACTCCACCCTACATTTAAGTATGATGCGTATTTGTATTTGCCTTTGATTTTATGATGTCCAGTTGACCCAGTTAATACTGTATGTTTTCTGGCATATCCAGTATCAATTGGGGTTATTTTTTTGAAATTAACGAGGGTTTTCTTAGGAATGGTTAACAATCCTTTTTTTATATCTGCTAATGATGGTGTGATCTTATCTTTCATTGGTTAACCGAGTCAACTGCTGCTTCTAGTGTATTTATATCAAATTCACTAGTTGGCTTGTCGTTTTTACAGTGCTTTTCGTATGCCAACGCCAAATCCATACAATATAAGTCTATTGTATTTGCATTCCCTAATATTTCAGAGGGCAATTTATGATAGCGAGTTGCCATCAAATCCACCATTATAACTTGTGATAACTCCGGGCTGTCAGAACTTATTTCTGACTGAACTACTTTCCCAGTAGTTCAACTACTTTGCCTACCACCTGCATTAATACTTTCGTTGGTAATGTTTTCTTCTTTGTTATGATTGGTTTCCCATTCTCATCTAATACAATGTCTATGACTGTATTCATAATATCACTAATGTTATCATTACCAACGGATGCTAACTTAACAAAGACATTCATTGGTTGTCTATCCCAAGTCCAAAACACCAATGGTTCTCCGTACTCGGCAACGATTTCTTCTGTATCTAGTGATACTTCTACTAATTTTGGTTCACCTGCTAATTCACTTAATTTCATCTGTTAATCCTTATCCTTAATATGGTGAATAATCGCTAATATGAATTTCATACGACTATTCGCTTTTGTTAAATCATCTTCTGCATGTTTTAATTCAGAAAGTGATTTTGCTACTTCTGCCTCCATAGACAATAGTAGTTCCTCTTTTGTTAAATCTTCAAATCTCATAATATTAAACCCCCCAAATGGGGGCATAAATTAGGCTACTGTACCTTGGGTGAAATTACCCGATACATCAATGGTAATAGGCGACACCCATACTGGGGCATCAGGGTTTACCGTTGGACTGAGTCCTGTGATATAACCTGTTGCCTCAACATATTTACTACCGGAGTCTGTGCCTTGCCAATAAACACGAATATCAACTTCGGTTTTATTGTTTGATAGGGAAAACACCCCATCAGCATCAGCCCCTGTTCCGACACCTGTTCCGTAGAACGTGTCGGGATCTAATACCATGTTGAAAGTCACTTGGTTGGTTGCTGTAGTTGATACAACAAACTCCGAAGAGGTATCTAATTGTTTCCAACGATACTGCCCATTACTATTATTTACTGTTACATCCTGCAAACCAGGTAAAGTAATTGCATCGGTGTCTATATCACCTGCATATGCGATCTTTATGGTTGCGAAGTTGCCAGTGCCTGCTACGTTAATATTTGCCACTATAATTCTCCTTATATAATTGTGGTAAAGCGATACGTTGCACTAGTTAATAACATATCATCTAGGTAGGAAGTTGTGATATCACACTCCCTATTATATGTTTCTGTTATCAATGTTGTGTTTTTAGCATCGATTATTGATTGGGTGATTGATTCATAATCAATCGGTAAGGTTTTTGCATCATTAATTACGAAAGCCGTTACTGTAATGGTGGTTTTTACGACATCACTACCATTTAATACTTGAAGTACTGATTCCTGAACTGTTTGATCTTTATCAAAATAGATTACTTTTGGATTGATACTGTAAAGCGGTGTCCCATTTTCTGTCCATGGCAATTCATTAGATACAGTATATGTACCCAATGCTTCCCCCTGTAAATGTTGAATTACTTCATTCCTCATCTTTCTAAATGGAGTTTAACAGTTGATTGTTGAACTTCTGTGTCTTCGATAACGCCTGATGCATTCGCATCATACCAATCACCATCGACTAATAGTTCTTCCATCAACTCAGTAAACCTACCCCTATAATATTCTATCTTGTTATAATCAGCACTTGATTCATCAAAATTGGCTACTTTGGGTAAAATATATTGATACATGCAAAAATATATGCATAAATCAGTAAAATCATCTTCCCTTAATATCAATGATGTATCAAGTGATTCTGGAACACTAGAGTCTGTATAAGTCTTCCACCAATCACTGGCTTTTAACTTATTCAGAATCCTAGTTGTACTTCTGCGTAAATTGCTTTCTATTTCTAATGATGAAATGCCCTCATTCATGGCAAACAACCTCTCTTCAATGCTTAACACATCTTGAAATGTTGCAAAACTTACCACTATATTATTTACTATTATGAAAGGCATCTCAATCTACCTTAATCCGCAGAACCAATTAACTGTACACCAGCAGCAGCATTTATAATGCCACTACCAACCACAGCAGATACAACTAAATCAGTTGCCTTGCCCTTCGCAGATCTTTGCTGTTCGATCTCAATACCACCTCGCATTGCAACACCAAGTGCCTGTTTAACGAAGATTGCACCGACCGACTCGAAATCAACATCAGGTTCATCATCGGTGATCGCAACAGATGCTGATTCATATACATCAACACCAGCAATTGATCCAAGGTAATATGCACCAAGTACTCGTTCACCACCCGCTAATGTACCTGCTAATGCAGTCTTAATCGGTAATGCAGCCATTGGGTTTAATACAGCACTATACTGTCCAATATATCCTGCACTACGCAATAGCGATGCCCCTCGCATAATGTCAGCGATGCCTAAAGCAGCATCAATAGAACCTACTGTTCCACCTGTGAATGAACCGAAGTTGGCAAATGCAGCCTCATCAATTCCTTGTGCTACTGCTAAACCTGCTTGCATTCCTAAATCATTCAATAGGTTAGATGCTGTTGCACCCTCATCCATATCTTTGATTCGGTTATAAACACCCAATTCAGTCATTGAGATTGATGCTGATGTTGCACCTGTCCCTGCATCAGCGAATTCATCTGTTCCGCCGTCCTTTCCGAGGGCTGTCATTGATGCGTACATTGGTACTTGAACTGTATTGCCTGTTCCTGGTGCCACATTATAAGCAGTTCCTACCACTCGTGCTATTGCGTTCTCATATGCAGCAAATTCTGCTGCTGTGATGATTGTTCCAATCATCTGGTCTGTAATTGTGTTTGCCATTTGTCTTTCTCCTAGTTAATGGTTTTATATCAACCCTGCTTCGGCTTGATACTTTTTAAATTTGCCCCTATCGGAAGCCTTTGTCATATCTAATTGGGTAGGATCAAATGTGTCACCATTTATATTAGTAACATTCCCTGAACCACTACCCTTTGGACCTGCTTGTACAAAATGTGGGTTTGTTTGTAAGAATTCCTGAACTAAATCCCCAACCTGCATAGTATTACCGTCTTCGGTATATCTGATTTGATTGGTGGTTGTGTCAAGCACTTCAACATTTCCACTATTAAGTTTTACCTGCCCTTGTAATAATTGAACTACTTGATTTGGATT